CCAAGCCATACCACCTGTTTTAGTTATTTTATAACGCCAATGACTAAACGAAAGTAATATCGTGTATTACCAATGATTCACGACGTCCTGTGGTTAAATAACTCAACTTTGAAACTTCAATTTTTTTAACGTAATCATGCAATAAAGCTATTTTATCACAACGTTCTAGGTTATTCCATGTAGCGGGAAAGTCATCACATTCAAAATTGAATATTTTAGGAACAGCTACATCTTGTAGAGTATTAATTTCATTTTCTAGTTCTTCTTCTTTTTGTTTAAATTCGTTTGAACGCTCCTTAAATTCTTCAAGTGATATTAAGTCGTTTTCAAAAGCTATGTAGCATTTTTTTCGTTTATTCTTAAGTTGATTTAATTCCTTTATTAATTTTTCTTTATTATTGGCTTTAGCAAATGAAACATTAATATCAAATGCTCCTTCTTTAACGGACTTAAGTGTTGATACCATTTTTTCTACAAAAGCTTTTTCTAGTTCTTCTTCATTAAACATAGAACATCTGCATTTTGTTCGATTATACTTATGGGAGCACCGATAAGATAGGGTAGTGTTTTTTGATGCAGAACCGCTCGCCGATCCACAAATAGCATTACCACATAATCCGCATACAAGGAAACCAGTAAAAATTCTTCGATTTTTTTTCTGACGTGGAGTAGCCACTTCTTTCTTATTCCTGTAGACTTCTTGTACTTTATCGAATAAATCTTGGTCAATGATTTGGGGATAAGCATTTGGAATTACATGTTTAGTTCCATCTTTGAAACGTGTGATAGATTCTCCAAGATATGAGCGACGTTTAATCATACGTAGAATTTGAGTATTGCCAAAATTCATAAATTCTTTCGGATAATTATCGAAAATATAACTAGAGATGGAATTAGATCCATGACCTTGTGCATACATATTAAAAACAATTTTTACGACTTCTGCTTCTTCTTCGTTAACAGATACTTTTCCTGTTTTATTATCGTAATTATAACCAAAGGGTACAGTTCCAACAATTTTTCCTGATAATGCTGCTTGTTTTACTCCAAGGCATACACGTTCTTGAATTGTTTCTCGTTCCCATTGAGCGACTGCGCCCATCATGGTTAAAGTAAGTCGTCCATTTGCTGTTGTATTATCAAATGATTCATTTAGACTGATTAATTTTAGATTATTTTGATCCATATAGTCTACTATATTTTGTAAGTCACGAACACTTCGAGTTAAGCGGTCTAATTTATGAATGGCAATTCCATCAAATTCATTATTCTTCAATCTATCAAGTAGTATTTTTATATATGGTCGATTTAAATCTTTTGCACTATAACCTTCATCAGTAAAGACTTCGTACTCATAGTCATTTAATTTTGCATATTGTGTTAATTTATCTACTTGAATTTCAATTGAATATCCATTTAATTGTTCTTCAGTAGAAACACGAGCGTATAAAGCTAGTTTCATTTCATCACCTTATTCATACTTTATTAGTTAAAAACACACCTTTTGGTGTGCTTTTTATTTAATTTTTCTTTGATTTTGAATGCATTCCATTTCCTCACTTTGTATGTGTCCACATTAAAGTTTAATCTGTATATATTGGGATGTGAGTTAGTTCTGAAATTCTTTTCAAAGCTTCAATCTTTCCATTCTGATTTAATTTTTGAAAAGATTTAATTAATTGATCTTCTAACCCTAATTTTTTAGAAACTTTTTGCTCTAATTGTATGGGAGCATCTTTTTTTACTAACCATACAGGGTTAACATCTAGCGCTTTAGCGATAGACTCTAAAATAGGTAGTTTGTATTGACATATAGTTCCATTTTCATATCGTTGGATAGTAGAGGGAGCTACGCCGACATCAGAAGCTACATCTTGAAGCGTCAATTTAAGTGCGGATCTACGTGATTTTATTCTATGCCCAATTTCTTTATTAGTTAGATTATTTTTGTTAGTCACTGGATCACCTCTTTTCTGTGCATGACTTTATTATACAATAACTCCCTAACTTTGCACAGTGCAAATAATGTTTTTGCAAAAATATATTTTTTTGCGCTGTGCTATTGAAAAAAGAATTGCATGGTGTTAATATATAGTTAAAAATTGCATAGTGCAAAAAGGAGAGATGAATTTGGTAAATACACAAAAATTAAAGGCGAGATTAGTCGAATACGGAAAAACACAAAAGGATATCGCATTAGCGTTAGAATTAGCACCGTCTACAGTGAGTCAGAAAATTAATAACATTAGAGTGATGAATTTGCAGGAGGCAGATACAATTGCTACTATGTTGGATATTGACACTCATATGTATGGAGAATATTTTTTTGCTTAATTAATTGCGTAGTGCAAAAAAAGGAGGTAAGTATGACAAAAGTAACAAATTGTACAGTAGAAAAAGCAGTTGGTTTCTTTGAAGCAGCTCGTAGAATGGCAGCAGCTAGACAATTATCTAATGAACAGGGGATTTCGTTTTATGAAGCAAAGAAAATTGTTGATGAACAAAATCCCCATAAATTGGTGACAGGTACTAGTGATATTATTCCATCTGAAAAAGATGTACCTGAAGGAAAAATCCCTGTATTAGAGATAAATGATGAAACGAGTGAAGTTACATCTTACTTCATTGATAAAGAAGAATTTGAGAGTAAACATCAAACGAAACGATCTAAAGTCACAAATTCTAAGTCTGCAATTTAATAATCCATAGTGGAGGAATTCAATGAAAAGAACAGAGTTAATTTTAGGTCTCATCATGTTCCTAATAGCATTTGGAATGTTAAGTATAACGTTTTGGTTATACTTCAGCATGATTAATTAAAAAAGGAGGAATAGAAATGATAAAACCTTTGATGCAAATCCCACCAACTATAAAGATAGTGGGATATAACGATAAATTGGTCATTCGATTAAATGAAGCATTTGATTTTGAATATATTTTTAAAACATCTCAATTGACGGTACATATTCCAGCTCCAAAAGGAAATCCAGTTCCGAGAATGATTTATGATTCCTTAACTTTAACATCAGAGGAACGTGAGAGTGTCTTAATTTTTATTACCAAATATTTTGAGTTAAATCATAAAGAGATTGTGAGGGAAATGATCAATGGAAAATCCGAAATACCTATTCGACCAACAATATAAAAAGATATCTCTTTGGGAACGATTTTTAAACTTCATTGGAATTGAGGGGGAAAACAATGGGAACAACGAACATCAGACTAGAAGGTTACGAAGTCACACACGAAATCGTGACAGGATTTAAAGTTTATCGTGATCAAGTCCAAGTGGCAACGATTGAGAAACGAAATGACGAATGGATTGGAGCGATCACAGTCGGAACTAAGGTGGTTACGTTTCAAAATGAGAATTTCGAAGTTGTCTTAAATAAAATCACTACCTTAACAACATAGAGATAAAAAAAGAATGATAGCCCCTCGGAAGGCTATCATTCTTAGACGGTAAGTGTAGAAAAAATAAAGTGATTATTGGAAGTATAAACTTCTTTTTTATTTTAACATTTTTGGAGAATACTGTCAAAAGGATGAGGTGAAATTCCTCTTTAACGGGCTTGTATAAGAGTGATAACAAATGGTAATCGGGTGAATGATAGGGAGAAATAAAAATATGAGTAAGAATTTGAGAAGTAGAAGCCATAAGCTATGTGCTAATTATGATTATGAAAATTTTTATGATAAAGAAACAGGTGAGATTAACCAACAGTTTTTGCAAGATGTAATGAGACCAATTAAAGGGTTTAAGTATGCTCGAGCAGAGATTGAAAGTGGGAATCAACTTGAAGTAGAAATTTACCCGTCATTTAGAAAACAATTACCTGATATGATTAAGCGATTTATGAGTAACCAAAGAAAGGAATCAACCGAAGCTAGAAAAAGCTTGAATGATAGAAATTCCAGAAAGAAGTTAATGCGATTAGTTCACGAGAATTTTTATGAAGGTGACTATTGGATGACATTGACGTATGAGAAAGATCCTAAAGATTTAAAAGAAGCTAAAAAGTTCGCAAATTATTTTTTTAGAGCGATTAATCGTTCGAGAAAGAAAGAGGGATTAGAAAAAGCTAAATACGTTTATGTCATCGAGGAAGGAACTTACGGAACTAAAAGATTTCATATTCATGCGGTGATGGATAATGGATTATCTAAAGATGAAGTTGAAAGAAGATGGATATATGGAGCGACAAATATAAAAACGATGCGTTATCAAGGAAAAGAAGAGGATTTCCTAGGGATAACGAATTATATGTCAAAGAATCCAGAGGTATACCAAAAAACATCGTTCAGATTAAAAGGGGCGAGGGCGTGGGCAACGAGTAAGGGGAATTTAAGATTACCCGAGCCACGAGTTAATAAAGGGAAGTATGGTAAGAGAAAAATAACAGAATTAGCTTTAAATCATAATGAGTTGGTTGAGTTTTTGATATCGGAATACCCTCAGTATGACTTCAAAGAAGTGGAAGTTCGTCATAACGACTATAATGGACTGTTTTATATTTATGCTCGTATGCAGAGTAAGAAAAGACGTGTAAGGAGGTGAGATGGATGTTGGTTGAATGTAAATCGTTTCTGTCCGATGTCAAAGAACTCAAAAAGGAGATACTGGATTGGATTAGAGAGTTTGGACCTGATCATCCAGAATTGACGGAAAGATTAGAAAGTGACCTTTTAAAGAAAATAGACGGTCACATTAAAACGTTGGAACAAATGAAACCAGGAACGATAGTAGAGGTGAGGTAAATGGATAAGTTTTGTAAGTTGGATTTACAAACGCTAGGAGAAATCAAGTTTATATTTGAACAGGTTGTTAAAACAGGGGATGTCCCGGTGGAACAAAAAGATAAAGCAAGATTTTATGTCCGCTATTGTGAACAGTTACAAGCTAGAATCCAAAAACAAATGGAACTGGGGAATTAGAATTAGGGGGCAGTTATGCATTATCAAGTCGTGATAAAAAAAGACCATTACAACGGAAAAGGAAGTTACTTGCGAGTATATGTGCCCGGTGTAGATATTCAAGAGAAGTTCTTCATGAATGGACTGGCTAAGGGAATGCTCCAACTAGATGATGGTCGTCAACTATCTGCTGCACAAAGAGGACTTCTCTATTCCCTATTCAATGATATTCGAATATGGCGAGGCGATAGCCACAAAAAAATAGGCGTGGAGAAAGTTAAAGAGACACTAAAAGAAAGTTTTTGTGAAGCGGCAAAGGTTTCACGATTTAGTCTTTCGAATGTGTCGATGGAGATAGCAAGTGATTTTATTGACTATGTCTTAGACTTTACGTTTGTGAATGGGATTCCGCTAACGTTCAAAACGTTTGAAATGGCTAAAACCATCAAGAATTGGTCGTATCTCTGTTTTAAAAATAGAAAATGTACGGTTTGTGGTAAATCCCATGCAGAGGTTCATCATTTAGATGCGGTAGGCCGGAGAAATCGAACGAAAGTCGATCATAGCAAGATGCAGCTCATTATGTTATGCCGAGAACATCACCAAGAGGCTCATAACATAGGAGACGAAACCTTTTTAACTAAACATTATGTAGCGGGAATTTTTGTACCTGTGGCCACCTTAAAGGCTTTAAATATCAGAGGAGATTATGGAGAGGAGGCTAATGTATGACATTAGCGAGACATGAAGTGGAACAGTTGGTCGTGGAATACCAGCAGGGGGGAGTGGAGTTTGATGAAATCTTTAAAAAATTTGAGAAATTAATCCATGATTGTTTTTGGAAATTTTTAAAAAAACATCATTGGGAATGTTCAACACTCGAAAGCGAAGATTTAAAAAGTGTGTGCTATCTTGCATTTTATAAAAGCATTGAAGGGTTTGATATTCGAAAAGGGTATACCTTTCCGACATATTTTTATAAGGCTGCATATTTCGATATGTTCAGAGAATACGAAAAACATTTAAAAGAAAAACTAATGAGATTTGATTGGAATGAAGAGGGGTTAAAAGACTTCTCTAACTTAGTAGGGGTTGATAGCTTTGGTGAATCAAGGCGATTAGAGTGGCTAGAATATCTGAAAGGTATCATGGAACAAAAGAAATTTGATTCAGATATGATTAAAGTCATTCTTATTCATTTAGAGACAGAAGAACCTCTTTATAAGGTAGCACCTAGGTATGGGATTCACCAAGTGAAAGCTAGTCGGTATTTAACAAAATTAAAAAAGGGAATTACGAGTAGCGGGATAGGTGATAAAAATGACGGTTAAAGAGTATTTGGAGCTAAATCAAATGACACAGACTGAATTTGCTCGACAAATAGGAGTAACGATTGTCACAGTCAATAAACATCTTAAGCTAGGAACAAAGTTCAGAGATAAAAAGACTGTCTCAAAAATGAGAGCGTTAGGAATTGACGTAGAGTTGCACCAAGCGATTGGAAAACAGGCCTTATCCGAGTTTATTTATCAAGAAAAATTACATATTGAAGAACATCCAATCGGTGAAATTTATTGTTATTCCTTAGAACGGGTTAATGAAGTGACTCAATATCTCAATCGGAGAAAGATTAGTTATTACATGAGGTCAACAAATGACTATTGGATTGTGAAGTATGATACGACATTAAGGAGTGATGAAGCGTGATCAATAGAGTTATTTTGGTTGGAAGATTAACACGGAATCCAGAGTTAAAATACACGGCTAACGGAATTGCGAATCTACAGTTTAGTTTAGCGGTGAATAGAAGCTATACAGGGGCTAATGGAGAAAAACAAGCTGATTTTATTAACTGTATGGCTTGGCGAGGAACAGCCGAGAATATGACCAAGTTTTTAAAAAAGGGAGCCTTAATTGGAATTGAGGGGCGAATTGAGACATCAAGCTATCAAACGGCCGATGGTTCAACACGATATAGCACTTATGTCGTCTGTGATCATGTTCAGTTCTTAGAATCAAAAAAATCACAAGGACAATCTCAATCTCAATCACCACAACAAGAAGCGGGATTTCAAACACAACCCACGACATTTGACAGTCCTTTCTCACAACCAGGAACGAATCCATTTGACCCCAACTTCTCTGTACCACCAACTTATACACCAGGACAAAGCCAAGCTAGTAGCATGATTAACATCGAGGATGATGACTTACCATTTTAGTGAATCAGAGAGGAGTGTTTAAGATGATATCTTGGTTAGAAGAAGAACGAACCAAATTTAAAGAAACATTGCCAACCTATACCGACTATAACCTAGTGGCGTTAATGTCCTTACATCATGCCGCTAGTCCTCAGAATAAAACAGCTAATTTAGTGGACTTATATGGGGTTCAATACGGGAATATGGTTTATGAAGAGTGTTTAGAAGAATTATTTAATCGAAAAAGCGAATTATTGAAGGAGGTTTTAAGATGACCTGGATTAAAAAAGGCTATTGTCATTTATTAAACAATAGCACAAGTGAATTATCGTTAAGTCAGCAACACTTTGATTTGGTTGGTGGAGAGTTCGGAGGCTTTTTAGAAAAGAACCTAGATAAGATGTTGAAAAGCCATGATCGACAACCAGGAGAATTTAAGGCAAATAGTCAATTAAGGAAATTAATCGAACGCTATCAGATTGGCCAAGCCAGTTTATATGAGGTTTCAATGACGATTGCCCACACGCTCTATAAGAAGCGGGAGAAGGAAAAGCGAGATGATAAAACAGCTTTATTTATCATGGAAGTAGAAAACTTCCAAAGCCAGTACATTATGGGAATAGAATTCAAGCGAATGGAAAAGTATCAGTTACAGCGAGAAGGGACTAGTAATTCCGTGATTCGGAATCCGATGTTACTGGCCAGTGTGAGTCCTAAGAAATCACCCTTCTTTACGATTGATCTAAGAAGTTTAAATGTTTCTGTTTTAGATTTAGAAATGAAAGAATTAGCTGACATTTTAGAAGTAGAGTTAGGAACGTCTGTGAACGACTACCTTCGAGAAGCAAGACATCATCTCTATAACACCTTGACAAAAGTAGAGGACCGTTTCACTTATTTTGAAGATATTGAAAAATCCAAAAATGAGGACAAAATCAATCAAGTTAATCAATTTGAGCAGTGCATGAGTTCAATGGTGACGAATAAATCGTTGATTGATTTTGAAGGAATCGCTGAAGAAGTCTTCATAAAAGACCGCGCTAATCAGAAGGAATTTTTAAAACGATTAAAAACTGCAGGTATTCCATTCGAACTCAAAACCTTATCAAATGGAAAAATCCAAACAAGGACGATGTCATTACCATCTAAAGAAACACGCTTAAAGTTAGCTAATGGAATGGAATTCGCCATTCCAGAAGGATTAAGCGAAGAGGAAGTCCGAAAAGGATTAGAAGAAGTTGAGTTAACCTTAAAAGGGAAAGAGGTTGGAGAGGATGAGCAAAGTGCGTAAGGAAATTTTAAGTCAAGAGGAACAAGATGTATTTTTAATCAGAAAAACAAAAGTGAATTATGTTAATGCTGGTGGACCTATTCTAGAAGCTATTGTTAATCGTGTTGTTTTCTTCCGATATGAGTGTGAAGCAAATGTGCTTAGGATTTATGTAAAGGGAACCTCTACAAAGGATAAGGAGAACTTATTTAAAGAATTAACACATGTTAGTTTAACGAGTGGAGCAGCCTTACACGACTTTGCGAAAGATTGGTACCAGGAACATTTAGAAGAATTAAGATTATTTGTGAAAGGAGAATAGAATATGAAATTTATTGAAAAGACACAACAAATAGAGCTAGAAGTTGGAGATGTAGTTGAATGTATTAACAGTTCTGGTAAAAAGATAAGATACATCGTCATTAGAGCCTGGGATACGAATGGGCTATGGGGGTATGGATTAGTTGATTTAGACAATTCGGAACAACTTCCACAGTTATTTGATGATATGGGTGAAGTGATTAAAGAATTTGTTAGCCTCAGTCACCGAATTATTAAATCAGTAAATCTGGAATTAAGAGAGGTATAAGATGGATAAATCAATACAAGTCAATGAAAAAGACTATGGAAAAGTCAAGTTAAAGTGTGAGAAATGTCATGAACAGCTCTTAGTATTTGTTCATCGAAATAGCCAAGATAAAACCTGTATTTTAGGTTGTGGGTATTGTGGACATCCGAATCAAATCAAACTGGAGGAATAGATCATGTTTATTCTAGGATTGTTGGTGATGGGAATCAGTTTATTGTTTTTATTTGGATTAGTTGTGGTATGGGTTCAGTTATTGTATTTGAAGGTAAAAGAAAAAGAGCAAACAGAATAATCTGTTTGCCCTTTAAAAACCTTGACCTATTATTTGATTGTGAGTTTACTCTTGGATGGTGAGCTGATACTCACTTTAATAATATGAACAAAAGATATGAGATGATACCTATTTTTAAAAATTAGTAGCGGGATATAGATAAGAGGTGAAGATATGGAAAAGTTATGGATAATGACTAAAGTAGACATATCCAGTGGAGCGGTTATTATGTACGACAGTTCTCTTCCGAATGAGTTTTTGAAAACAGAAGAGGATTATGAAAAGTTTTATGAAATATGTATGGACTTTAGAAATAAGTTACAGCAACTTAAAGACAAATAAATATGAGGTGAGGTATGAGTAAAATCAGATTAAGTTTAAGTTATAAAAATGTTTTGATTTTAAAACATTCTTTAGAAGAAAGAATTGAAATCCACGAATCAATTTGGGAGAAGGTAGGGAGGGATATGACTCCTGAAAATCCGCTTTATGAAATGTATTTGAAAGAAGAAAAGGAAAATGAAGAACATAAACGCTGCTTAAATGCTTTGATTGGAGAAATGGCAGAGGGTGGATATAGATACGAAGCTGGACAAGAGAGCAATATCTTTGGTGATAAGTATTTAGGGAAGTATAACGAGAAGTTTAAAAAATGATCTATGAGGTGAGAGTATGAAAAATTTATTAATAGGTTTTGTTTGTGTGTTTTTGGTATTGTCGATTATAAGTTTTTTGGAAACTTTAACTGGAAGTTCAGAAGGTGCATGGACTGTTGTGATTAGTTGCCTTTTTTGTTGGGGAGTAGGGTATTGTATTGCTAATCGAAGTTATTAAGGAAGCTAGATATGAGGTGATAGTATGAAAGAACGATGGTATGCGCTGAATGGTTGGAGTGTAGTAATCCTTGGACTAGACCACAAAAATAAAACTGCACAAATTAGAGGTTATGATGTAGAGGGAACAAAGGTAAAGGATTGCAATTATTTGGATGGATTGAAGCTATTATTAGATGTTGACTATAATTGGAAATTAATGAATCTATGAGGTGAGAATATGCGTAGAGATAATTACTTATTCACGTTATATAGGAACGGTCATGCAGAAAATCGAACATATGACACTATAACAACAGATAGTGAAGCTTATGAAATGGCAGAGGAATTGGAAAAGTGTTTAAAACTAGACAAAGTTACTATTTTTAGACAACATGTTGAATGGCATTGCATTGGTGAGAGAGAAGATGGAGAATTGACGATTTGAGGTGATAGTGTGGATGCAGATTTATAATTCAGAAATCAAAAGCATAATGAAACTATGTAGTGTTCAGATGATAATGAAACCGGGCAGTAATCTGATGGATGGAACAATAAAAGTTACGGTGGATATGAATGTTTGGCCTAACCCCGAAGATGTAGCAAAACAAATTAAAGATAATGCTTTAAAAAAACATAAACACCGGTTTGTAACAGCATTAGATGGTACACGCGATAAGATATGTGTTATTTGTGGCATAAGGGCAAAACAAGCAGTATTAAATCATAAATGAAATAAGAACTTAAAAAATAGGAGACGATAAAAAATGAATAAATTCAAAATTGGAACAACAATGTTAACAGGATTAGTCGTAGCGGGAGGATTATTTGTTACTTGTACAGTCAGAATTGATCCTGGTTATGCTGGAATTCAGTATTCATTAAATAATGGAATTCAAGGTGAAGTCTTAAATCAAGGGTTGCATTTAAAAAGTCCGTTTATGAAAGTAACCAGCTACTCAGTGGCAACGACACAAGGTAATTTATCTAAAGACCAAAAAGAAGGTTCAAAAGATGATGATTCGTTCATGATTGCAACATCGGACGGAAAAACAGTAGAAGTCGATTTAGAATACTCTTATCATTTTAATGTGGAGGATTTACCAGCTACCTTTACTCAATTTAAAGGACAAAGTGGAGAAGAGATTGAGACTACCTTTATGCGAGGTAAATTAAAAACATATGCAAATGACGTTTCATCCAAGTTTAGTGTGTTAGATATCTATGGTGAGAAGAGAACGGAACTAAATGCAGCAATCTTAGAATATGCAAGAGAGAAGTTTGCTGAGTTTGGGATTATAATTGATTCGATTAACTTATCAAGAATTGAATTAGATGAACAAACGGCCAAAGCGATCCAGGATAAAATTAATAAACAACAAGAGTTAGAATCGTTAAAAGTAGAGGCTCAAAAAGCAGAAGTCGAAGCAGAGAAGTTATTAGTTCAAAAACAAGCAGATGCGGACGCCAAAATTTTAGAAGCGGAAGCTGAAGCAGAGGCCATTAGAATTAAAGCAGAGGCTGAGGCAGAAGCGAACCGATTAATTTCAGAATCACTGACAAATGAGTTGTTGCAGTTAGAACAAATTAATAAATGGAACGGTGATGTACCGCAAGTACAAGGGTATTCAACACCGATCATTGATTTAAAGTAAAAAAAGTTTAAGAAATTTAGATTAGAAAACCGGATGAGGAGGACTAGAAAATGAATGATTTAACATCCGTATTATTAATCATGGTATCTATCCTGTTAATGGTGATGAGTTATAAGTACCATAAGACTGTTAATTTATTAAATTATACTGTTGAAAAAAACACTAATAAAAAACGTAGTCTTGATTTTAAAGTGGTAACGAAAGAAGAGTTTTTAATGGATAAAATGAAGGATGGTATGAATAAGGAAACGGCTTTAAGATGTTGGGATGAGATGAGTAAGGGGCATAACGTTGCATTTAAAACAGACGATACTCATTATTACAGTGTGGAGTATATTAATCAGTATTTAGAATAAATCATTAAGAAGCGGGATATGAGGTGAAGAAATGAGTGATTGTAGCAAAGAATTTGTCGAAAATGCATTTGATGAGTATCGCTTTAAAATTAAAGGGTTACAACTCATAAAATCAGAGTTGAATAGGTTAGACAATCAGATAAATATAAACACATCAGCAATTAAGAATGATTCTGCAAGCGGGACTAAGAAAGATATTTTTGATAGATATAATCAAAAGATTGAGAAGAAAAGACGTCTCGAAAATAAAATGTTGACTTATGAAAACTATATTTCAACAGTTAATGATGTATTAGAGCTATTAAATAGCGAATATCCAGTGGAATGTATGATTTTAAAATTAAGACATATTGAATGTCGAACGATTACCCAAATCGAAGAGAAATTATTTTTCAGTCGAGGTAAATGCTTTAAGATATTAAAAAAAGCAGAAGAAGAGTTTGAAAGGTTGATGGATTTAGTATCGTGAATTTTTCGTGAACATATCGTGAATTTTTCGTGAACAAACTGGAGACTTTTTATAGGAGAAAATGTGTTATTATGTTATTGTGGTTCTTTTATCACAGATGTTCTTAATTGAGATAAACAGTCATACAAACCTCATATTGAAAGTCATATCAAAAAGATATGGCTTTTATTTATATCATGAAATAATAGAGGCGATAGTGATGCAGCATATTCAGTGGATTATAGAGGGGCGAGTAGATAAGTTCTATAACTCTAGGCCTTGGAGAAATCTAAGATTAAAGGCATTACAGCGAGATCATCATGAATGTCAGATGTGTAAGAAGAATCCTAAGGTAAATAAAATTGTATTTGCTAATACGGTACATCATATTCAAGAGATAAAGGATAGACCTGACTTAGCAATGGATTTAGATAACCTCATTAGCTTATGTCGAAAGTGTCATGAAGAGATTCATGAACGGTTAGATAAGGCAAATGAGAAACGAAAGAAAGTATCTAAATTTATGAATGAGGAGCGATGGTAGATATGAAATTCTTAGAAGCGATGCGGAAACTTGATGAAGGACTAATCGTGATTAATTTAAAAAATAAGACTGCATTTAAAAAAGAAGGAGAACAAATCCTGGCTAAGCGATACAAAGATGATGATTTCCTATCTGAACACACAGAAGAGTGGAGACAAGTATCTTATATTGAAATGGCTGGAGAGTGGACTGAAGCATCACAGGCAGATTACTTATTAGATCAATTCAATGAGTTATTCAATACATTAGAGGAACACGAAGTATTCATTAAACTAGAGTCAATGATTATTAATGATTCATTACAAAATGCAATCAGCAGACGCTTTAAATAGCCCCCCCTTTAAAATTTTTCGCTATTTTTAGGGAAAACGTACACCGGGAAAGGGTAGGGGCCAATAGTTCTCTCCCTCGCGCACGAGAGTTTTTCTTAAAAGGTTGCAGTTTAAGTCGTAAGTAGGAGGTGTTATTTTTGGAAAAAGAAAAGGTCAGAAAAATGGCTCAACAGATGTTTGAAAAAGGCAAGTCGTACTCGGAGATTTCTAGAAAATTTAACATCTCTGAAAGTACGCTTAAATCTTGGAAAAGACGAGATGATTGGCAACGTGCAACCCCCCATAAAAAAAGAAGTGCAACCCCTAGCAAAAAGAAAAAGGTTGCACCTAAAGGGTTGCAGTCGAAAAAAAGTGATGAGGAGTTCAATCGCATCAAAAATAATTTGTTATCTCAACTAAAATCGAAAGGCGCTCATGAGGAAGCATATATTGATTTAGTGAATGATTATATGTCAATGTGGCAAATAAAAAATCAACTAATCGCCGATATCAATGCCAGAGGTGTCCAAGTTAAGTCTTTTAACAGTCATGGGCAAGAAGTCTATAAGAAGAATGATAGTATTGTTGAATTGCCTAAATATAATTCTCAAATGCTAAAACTTCTAAATGATTTAGGATTGAGTGCATTAGAAGTTGATAGTGGTGATGACGATGGTGATATTTAATAAATATATTGATGCCTACATACACAAAGTCGAAAATAGTGAGGTTGTTGTAGGTAAAGATATTAAAGATTTAATCTCTAATGTTATCAAACCGAAATTATCGCAAACTAACGTTGTAATTAAGCATGATATGATTGAACAAGCCATCTCTAAGATTAATGAGTATTTTCCGTTCAAATTATTAGATTGGCAAGAGTTTATCATTGGGTTATCCCATTGCTATTATGATGATGATACGCTCGTTTGGGATACGTATTTAACGATGATGGGGCGTGGAGCAGGTAAGAATGGCTTCATATCAGGGTTATCATTCTATTTCACTACACCTTTTCATGGAATAAAGGAATATAATGTCGATATCGTAGCAAATTCAGAGAAACAAGCTAAAACCTCATTTATGGATGTATATAATGTTATTGATGAAAATAGCAAACTTAAAAAAGCATTCAAGGTGACTAAAGAAGAAATCTTATTCAAAAAGACAAATTCATATATTCACTACAATACAAGTAACGCTAAGACAAAAGATGGTTTGCGCTCAGCTTGTGTTATATTTGATGAAATACATGAATTTGAAGATTATAAGACAATTAAAGTATTTAGGTCGGGTCTAGGGAAAAAGAAAAATCCTCGGACTTTTTTTATTACCACAAATGGGAATGTCCGTGGCGGAGTATTAGATGATTATCTTGAATTAGCTGCCGAAATTCTCAAAGGTGAAAACAAGACGTCTAAAATGTTACCGATTCTTTATCGTTTAGATCATGAAGATGAAGTTCATGACTTCGAGATGTGGCCTAAAGCTAATCCCTCATTACCATACTTTAATGATTTGCGAACAACGATGGAACAGGAATATTATGAAATGGAACGTCAGCCACAAATGGCAGTTGAATTTATGACTAAGCGAATGAATTTACCTGCTCAAAATTGCTACACACCAGTAGCAACATGGGAGAAAATCGTTGCAACGAATAGACCTATTCCACAATTACGCGGATTTCCCTGTATTGGTGCCATTGATTACGCTTCAGTACAAGATTTTGCATCGTGTGGTTTGTTATTTAAGCATGGTGATGAGCGTGTATGGTTGCAACATACATTCATTTGTCATAAAGCCTTAAAAATGGAAAATAGAGAATTTAAATTCGATGTTGAAGCAGCAAGAAAACAAGGATTGTGTACAATAGTGTACGAAGATTGTATTGAAGCTAAATATATTGCTCGTTGGTTTGTTGAGCAAGCTAGAAATTATCGTATTCGTAATATTGTGTGCGACGATTATCGTAAATCAATTTTAACTACAGCATTTGCAGAAGTAGGATTGCCATTAAATACAGTACGAAGTGGACCTATTACTCACTCTAAAGTCTTTCCATTAGTTGAAACGCTATTTGCAACAGAGAAAATCATATTTGGTGATGATATGATGATGCGGTGGTATACCAATAATGTTTACGTTGATACGGATGGTAAAGGGAATAAAACTTACATGAAAATTGAGCCACGTCTTAGAAAGACCGATGGCTTTTTTGCATTTATACACGCTATGAGCAAAGACGAAGAGATTCCAGTTATTCAACAACGAAGACCTGTCACTTGCTTTGCTGTTTAGAAAGGAGGTGAAAGAATGGGAATTACGAGTTGGTTGAAATCTGCTTTCTCAAAAGAAGAAGCATTTAGGACTCAGATGAGTGTATCAACAGAAGATAAGTTAACAATAGAAGTCTTTTACAAAGAGTTAGCTATTCAGTCGTGTATCTCATTTATTGCTAATGCGTTGGTTATGAGTGAGTTTCAAACATTTGAGAGTGGTCAAGAAGTTAAGAAAATGAACCACTACTTACTTAATGTCGAGCCTAACTTGAATCAGAATGCAACAGAATTTTGGCACGAGGTTATTTGGCGATTGATTTATGACAATGAGTGTCTAATTATTCAACAGGATGATCAATTCTTTGTGGCAGAGGATTTCTCACATACCGAATTTGCATTTAAAGAGGATATTTACTCGAATGTAGTGGTTCGAGGGTTCTCGCTAAGTCGCTCTTTTGTTGAATCAGAAGTATTCTACCTTAAATTGAATAACAAACATATTAAAAAGTTGATTGACGGATTGTATTCGGATTATGGTGAGTTATTAGCAAGAGCTAAATCTAATTATAAGAAGTCCGGCGGCCGTAAGGGTGTATTTTATCAAGATGGTTATGGTCCGGTTAGTGGCGATGATTACGAAAAGCAACAAGAGATACTTCAACAAAACTTTAAGAGATATTTTGAATCTGAAAATGCAGTCTTAAATTTATCAGATGGTGATAAATATGAAGAAAGTCAATTTATGTCAGTAGGCAAAGATAGTCGTGATATTCGCAATTTAGTTAATGATGTCATTGATTTTGCTTGTGCTGCCTTCCATATTCCAAGTGGTGTAGTTCGTGGAGATACGGTAGGTGTTGCAGAACAGACGGATAACACAATTATGTTTGGTATTAATCCATTTGCCAAGTTAATTACGACAGAAATGAATCGTAAATGGTACGGGATGACTAACTACCTTAATAATTCATTCGTCAGAATGGATACGAAGAAAATTCGTGATGTAGATATCGAGAAAATGTCTAACTCGGCGGACTTGCTATTCAGAATTGGAGTTCATTCGGTAAATGATAATCGTGAGATGTTTGGAAAATCATTGATTGATGAACCTTGGGCAAATGAACATTATGTCACTAAGAACTATAATTCAATTCTTGATAACGAATTTAACGAATCCTTGAAGGGAGGTGATGAAGATGGAGAACATGGAACGAAGAACGATGAGTCTAGAAATTCGTAGTGCAGATGTTGAAAGTCGCAAGTTAGTGGGATATGCTGCAACATTTAAAGAAGAGTATACGAAATTAACAGATCGTTGGGGTGATGTGTTTTATGAACGCGTTCGCCCAGGTGCTTTCAAAAAATCATTATCTGAGCGTGATGTATTTATGTTAATTAATCATGATTGGAATAAGGTTGTTGGACGCACAGGTTCAAATCTTACACTTGAAGAAGACGAGAATGGATTACGCTTCGAATTAGATATTCCTAATACGACAGATGGTAATGACTTATTAGAAAATGTTCGTAATGGATTAATTCAAGGGTGTTCGTTTGGTTTCAACATCAAAAATCAAACAACACGTTGGGACGATGATTGGACGTTCTATCGTGATATTGATGAAGTGGAGTTATTTGAAGTAACTGCGACACCTATTCCGGCTTATGCTGATACAGAAATTAGCGCACGTTCACAGTTATCGATTCGAGACATCAAACCTGTTGAACATAAAGAAAATAAACATGAAAGAAGTGCTATGTTAATGAGCGCTTTTTTTAATGCTTTTATTCGAAAATAACGGAGGTATATAATTATGAAAAATCCAGATTTAAAACAAACAGAAATTCAAGAACAATTACGTTCTGCATTAGAAGGACAAGATGAAAAAGAGATTGCTGCTGCATTTGGTGCGATGGCACGCTCAATTGAAAAAGAAATCTTACGCGAAGCGCGTTCTGAAATGCAAAAAGAGTTAAGTGATCGTGCAACATTAGAAGCGCGTGGTCAAGCTCAATTAACTTCAGAAGAACGCTCGTATTATGAGTCGGTTGTGGAGAAACGAGGATTTGAAGGTGTAGACGTTGTCATGCCTAAAACAATCTTTGACCGAGTATTTGAAGATTTACAATTAAATCATCCATTGTTAGCAGAAATTGATTTTATTAATACTACTGGATCAATCGAGTGGATTATGCGTACTGCCGAAGCGACAGGTGCGGTATGGGGGCCTTTAACAGGGACCATCACTGAAGAATTATCAAATGGGTTCAAAAAAGAAAATGCTATACTTTATAAATTATCTGCATTTATTCCTGTATCAAAATCAATGTTAGACTTAGGACCAGTTTGGTTAGACAAATTTGTTCGTGCAATGTTATCTGAATCAGTTGCTATTGCCTTAGAGCAAGGAATTGTAGCAGGTACAGGTAAGGACCAACCAATCGGAATGATTAAGGATTTAGAAGGTTCAGTTAGTTTAGGTGTGTATTCAGATAAAGAAGCGACACCGTTAACAGATTTATTACCAGCTACATTAGGTAAAAATGTTATCGCTCCATTAACTAAAGAAGGTACACGCAATGTGACACAAGTGTTATTAGTCGTGAATCCATTAGATTATTGGGAAAAATTATTCGGAGCTACGACTACATTAACAGCAAATGGTACTTATGTTCATGGCGTATTACCTATTCCAGGGAAAATTGTCACTTCAGTAGCCGTTCCTAAAGGGAAAATGGTAGCTGGAGTTGCTCGTAATTACTTCATGGCTATCGGTTCAGGGCAAAAAATCGAATATTCTGATCATTATAAATTCTTAGAAGATGAGCGTACTTACTTAACTAAACAGTATGCTAACGGTAAACCAAAGGATAATGACTCGTTCTTATTATTCGATATTTCTAATTTAAATCCTAACTTAAACATCTTTAATCAACCTGCTGAGGCAGCGATGTTAGAAGTAGCTTCAACACGTTCTAAAAAGTAGGTGATGTAAATGCTAGAGGAGTTAAAAAGTGAACTTCAAATCACTTGGTTTGATGCAGAAATAGAAGATAGACTCGCTCGTTATTTGCGTGAAGGTCAAGCTTATCTCAAAAGCATCGTAGGGTTTGATATGGATTGCACCAGCGACTACGTTAAGCCCCTCCTCTTTGCTTATTGTAGATATGCTTATTATCATACTTTAGAGACATTCAAAGTGAACTATCATCAAGATTTAGTCACATTGAGATGGAAGGTGGCGATTGAGAACTGTGAATCCGAACCAACAGATTAAGTTTGATTCTTATAATGATGGAGTGATTGAATTTGGTCATTATGTAGAAGGTTATGATGAAAATGGTGATGCAACAACTAAAGATTTCGTTCAAAAGGGACGACTCTATTTTGCATTATCATCTATTCGTGAACAAGACCAACTTAAGTATGCTGATACTGGCTTAAAAATAACGATGAAAATAAAAACTCCATTCCTGAAAATTTTCGACAAGGGTTCAGTTGTCAAGTTTAATCAAGAATTATTTACGATTGGTTATATAGAGCCTAGTCCCAATAAAAGAAATTTATTTATTTACTTAACAGAACTTAAGGATGAGCTAAGTTATAAAGTTGAGATTTTGAAGCTTCATAAAATATCTCCGTTAGAATCGCCTAAAATAGGACATTTTAAAACAGTGTGGGCGGATATTCAGACATATGGTTATAAGTCAAATACGAGTGAAGTGGCTGACAAAATTGTGCTTCCGACACGCAAAAAGGTAATCATCAGATATTTATCTTCATTAGATCCAGGCGAATCAAATAACTTAAGTGATTATCGAGTTAAATATAAAAATAAAATCTATAAAATTATTGGCATTCAGGATGTTGAAGAGAAGTCAAAGTTGTTAGAGTTAGAAATAGAGGTGATTTAATTGGGCTAGATATCGATTTCAGGAGCTTAAGAGGTAGGCTAGATACGATGTCAAAAAAGTTGCTAAAAAAACTCTAGATACTGCCTTAGAAGCTGGTGGAGAAGTTTTGGTTGAGTCCATGAAAACCACAGTACCAGTTGATACAGGTGAACTAAGAGGTTCGTTAGGAAAGATTAAAATTCAAGGGAATAACTTGGAACGAAAAATTTTGACAGGTATTGCAACAGAAGATAGAGATATTATTGAACGCGGCTATTATCAAGAATATGGACATTCGAGAATGACAGGAAAGAAATGGATGAAGGCGGCCGAGAGACAATCTAAAGTTGATGCAGTTAAGGCAGTAGCAAATTCATTGAGTGAGCAATTAAAGGGGTGATATGATGCACCATAAAATTATAGATACTCTCATGCCATTAGGAATAGAGATGACGTGGGGGGAATACGCCGGTGATTCGGAACATTATATAATCTTCTCAATCTATGATGAAGATACAACAGATCATTGTGACAACGCTGATTTAAGTGAAGTATATTACATTACAATCAATTATTGGTTCAAAAATCCCGAATATTTGAAAAATAAATCTAAGATTAAAGCATCTATGGAAGAAGCAGGATTCAGTTTTGATGGATGCAAAGATAGATTTGATAAGGATATGAAAGGGATCAGTTTCGATTTTATATATGAAAAGGAAAAGGAGAATTTATAATGGCTGAAAATGTTAAAAAATTATTAGTTGGACTTAGTGATATTCATTTTGCTCCATATGTAAATGGAGCTTTTAAAAAACCTGTACCCATTACAAATGCCAAAAAATGTGAAAGCAATTTAACCTTCGAAGAAGATGAAGAATGGGCAGATAACAAAAATGTAGATCCAGGTTATGTGTACTCAGGTGGAGAAGGAAGTTTAACCACTTTAGGATTAACTGCTGAAGAGCAAGTGTTGCTATTTGGTAATAAGAAAGTAAAAGGCGGACTTGTTATTAATAGTTCCGACGTGGCACCAGTAGGGGCCTTTTTATTTGCTCGAAAAAAGAAAAAATCAAACCATCGCCGTTTGTACGTAATTTATTCATGTGTCTGTGCTCCTTCAACCTTTGCCAGTGGAGAAACTTTAGAAAAGGGAAAAGGTTCGGCAGAAGAGGTTGAAACAAAGTTCACGATTGGTCAATTAGATGATGGGAACATTGCTTATTACATTGATACAGATGATTCAACGGCAGATCAAGAACAAGTTAGCAACTGGTTTACAGAAGTTCAAATGCCAGTGGATTTAGAAGAGCTAGTAAATGTATTAAAAGCTAAAACGAGTAAAAATTAGGACTAGAAAAATCTAGTCCGTTTATTTTGGTGATCATGATGTATCAAGCAAATATTGAGTTAAATGGGCAGTTATTGCATGGAACATTAGATTTTTATGTTCTTCATCAGGTTCAGCATGAATTAAAGAAGATGGGCAGAAATATCACAATTCCTCAAATCTTCGAGGCTATAAGTAAAGAAGATTTTGAGTGTATTTTCATGATTTTTATTTGTTCATTAAATAGAATTTCAGGTTTTTCTATTAAGGAAATAGAAATTTTAAGTCGTGCAAATATCGATAAAAACGAGTCAATTGAATGGAGAGCTTCATGTTACATGGACCAGTACAGATATCTTAACGATCTATTTGAAGCGTGTTTGGTAGTTAATGTACAAGGTGAAGAAAGTGAATTCGAAGATATTCCGTTATCATCTAGTGATGATTGGAATTTTAGTTGGCTTGAATATCAATGGATGAGTGTTTTACAACGCGATAATTTTTGGTCGATTACGCCTAAAAATTTTATGCAACAACTAGAAGCTCATCAAAAATACAAAGGCATAAAAAAAGAATCATTTGAAGAGTTATAGGTTAGGGGGTGACATGATGGGTAAAAATGTGGAAGAAATTCAACAGTTAGCCGTCTCATTAACTTTAGAGGCTAAGAGTTTTGAAAAACAAATGACAGCTATCAATCAGGTGATTAATAACGCTGAAAAAAGTTTCAAAACGGCCGGAAAGGGTGTTGAAAATTACGAAAATACATTTGTTGGCTTAAATTCTAAAATTGAAAAATCAGAGAAACAAGTCGCGCTATATCAAAAAAAGTTAGAACTTCAACGGGAAGAGTTTGAGAAGACAGAGAAAACCTTAAAAGACAATAAAGATAAGTTAGAGCAACTATCTAAAACAGTTGGAGAGAATTCGAAAGAATATATTGAATGGTCTAATAAAGTTCAAGCTGGTGAGAATAAACTCAAAAAATTATCTGTTGGAATTCTTGATTCTGAAAAAAACATCGAATTGCTTTCAAAAGATATAGAGGATTCGAAAAAGAAATTTGAGGAGTTAGGGACAAAAGTTAAAACTACAGGTGAGCAACTAGAAGAGATTGATCGCAAGGCCGTCTTAACTCAGTCTGAAATGGATAAGTTAGGAAGTGAATTAGAAGAGTCAGGTAACTTCTTTCAAAAGTTAGGACATCAGATTACAGATACGGCTAATAAAATGGAGACTGGAATCAAAAAAGTTGGAGTGTTAGAGTCTGAAGTGAAAAAATTAAGTTCTACTTTAGAAACTAATGAACAAAAACATAAAGAGGTTGCCATACAAATTGATGCAACAAATTCTTCGTTAAAAGAGGCTGAACAAAAATATGGTAGTAATTCATCGGAAGCTCAGGATTTGAAACAGAAGTTATTATCATTAAAGGACCAATATCAATCACTTGAAACTGAAATCGAGCAGAATAAAAAGTCATTAGATGGCTATCAGACGGAATTAAATCAGACTCAAACCGAGGTTCAGGAATTATCTAGAGAGCTAAAAAATATTCCTTTTGAAGAGATAAGTAAAGGGATGAAAACAGCTGGTGAAAATGTTAAAAGCGTTGGACAATCCTTAACACTTGGAGTGACGACTCCAATATTAGGAGTTGCAGCTGCCGCAACCAGTGCTGGTAAGAATTTTGATACGTCGATGAGTAAGCTTCAGGCTACTGCTGGAATTGCTGATAAGACGAGTGATTCATTTGTAGCGCTCGAAAAAAAAGCAAAAGAGTTAGGATCAACCACTTCATTTACTGCATCGGATGCAGCCGATGGATTGACTTATTTAGCATTAGCTGGATGGGATGTCGAGACATCAATCGAAAGAATTGAACCAGTATTAAGGGCAGCAGAAGCAGGGAACATGGAGTTAGCCACTGCTTCAGATTTAGTAACGGATTCTATGTCGGCCGCTGGGATTGCTGCTGAAGATTTTACTAAGTATTTAGATATCACGGCTCAATCTCAACGTAAATCAAATACCTCTATGGAGCAAATGTTAGAAGCTTATATAGGCGCCGGGGGAATTTTCAAACAATTAAATATGCCCCTTGAAAAATCGGGAGCATTGCTTGGTGTGTTAGCTAATCGTGGTAAAAAAGGTTCGGAAGCTGCGAATGGGTTGATTTCTGTTTTTTCTAACTTAATAACAGAAACAGGACAGGCTGGAACAGCGTTAGAGAAATTAGATATCTCACTATATGATTCGCAAGGAAATCAACGAGATATGATCGAAGTCTTAAAAGAGATGGCAGTTAAATTAGGTGTGACGTCAGATGGAACGTCAAAATTAACCGAACAGCAACAACAACAGTATGCGGCCATGGTTGGTGGTAAAACTCAATTTGATACATTAATGGCGGCTTTAAGCGGTGTTAGTGGAGAATATGATGAGTTATATGATCAATTAGTTAATAGCAATGGTGCATTAAATGAAGTTGCTACCACGATGAAAGATAATTTGGGTGGAGAAATTGAGTCCATGTCTTCGGCTTTAGAGGGCGCATTAATTGAAGCCTTTAAAGCGTTAGAACCGGTATTGTCTACGTGTATTGGATATGTGACAGATGCCGCTCAATGGTTCACAAGTTTAGATGAGGAACAACAAAAAAATATTGTCACATTAGGATTAACGGCAGCTGCTATAGGTCCATTGATGGCAGGAATCGGACAATTAATTATTGTTGGAGGGAATGCTGTCACCTTATTTGGAAAATTTAAAAATGGCGCAATGGGTGCTAGTGGTGCTACTGGAGGATTAACTAATGCATTAGGCGTATTCGCGTCACCAGTAGGAGTTGGAGTTGCTATAGCGGCTTTGGTGGCGTTAATGACTTATGTTGGAGATAATGAGAACATGATTTTATCTCTTCAAGAAAAGTTCGGTGGGTTAGGAACAATCATCGGTGGTGTATGTGAATTTGTGAGTGGAACCGTTCAATTAACTATTGGTCAAACTATTTCATGGTTCCAACTAGCCTTTGACGTCATTGCAGCTTTAGTGGATGGTCCAGGAGGCGCAACGGTCGAAGATGCCTGGAAGAATCATACTCAACGAATCAACGATAACATGATTGAAGGTATGCAGAAAATAACTTTAACGACTACTCGCGGAATGTCTCAAATGAGAAATGCGAGTGATGAAGAGTTGAACATGATGTTGACATCACTAGATACAACGTTGAAACAAGTTCCTGCGTTATCCGAAGGTTATTACAGCCAAGCTTCTATGCATATAGCGGGGCAACTTAGTAACCTAAGTAATAATCAATTGACTACTCTCAGAGGAATGAATGATACAACTGGACATTTATTTAGGGGAATTCGCGATGGTATGACAATTGCAGAGTCAGCTAAAATGGTTGATCAAAATCTAAAAGAGATGGCGGCTGCAGGTAAGTTAGATTCTGAATCCTTCAGCAAGGATATTCAATCAGCTTTTGAGACGATGAGTCAGCAATTAGACACAAGCACAACAGAAGCCAGCGAAACGGCAATTACTAATACTCAACAAATGACAAGTGATGTGTTAAATAATGTTGACGAAATGAGATTTGGAACTGAAACTTCATCCAACGAGATGGCTAATAGAGCAATTGATTCTGCTAATAGAATGAAATCAGATGTAACAAGCGCTACTGATCGTATGGCAAATAATGCGATTAATGATTGGGAACGAATTAGAAGTGCTTATGGTCGAAGTATTAATGGAACTGTGACGGTAACTACACGCAATATCCAACAACAAATTATTCAAAAACGTTACGAAACAGTCAACGCCTTAGAAATGGGACGGAAGATGCTGAATATGGCGAGATTTAATCTACAAGGTTATAGCCAAGAGTCACAAGTTCATACTAGAATGGAAAGGTTAAGCTTCAATCCTGTAGTGGCCAGAGAGAACGCATCATCAGAAAAAAATGAGTATAACATTCAAATAAATATTGAAAATTTCAATGGTAATAACCAGGATGATTTGAAGAAATTAGCTAGTTTTATAAATAAAGAGTTTCAGAAAATTCAAAGTAGGACTAATAGAGAGAAAGGAAAGATGAATTATGCCACTTAGTTTATTTTTCAACGGCGCGCAGATTCCTGATTTCATAAAAGTAAATAATATCTCAATTCAGCTTCTACCTAATGAAGATAATCAGAAGATTATTAAAGTTGATTTTTTCGTAAATAGGCGCCAATTAATAAAGAATGCTCAAATTGATCAATTTGCATCGTGGTTGAAAGGCGACAATTTCAAACCATCCAAATTGATTTTACCGAATGATTTTAGTAGTTACTATTTAGCAAAGGTAAGTAATACTGTTGAGATTGATGGTAGTATCAGTCGAGGAGAAGGAAGTATAGAATTTCAATGTGCGGTTCCACAACGCATCTCAAATATTGAGAATAGTATATCATTCATCGATAGCGGAGTAATCCATTATACAGGTACTCATAAATCCTCACCTCTAATCAAATTTAAAGTGTTATCAGAAACATCAGAAATCAAATTAAGTTTCGATAATGATAAATATCATAATTTCATCAAATTAGTTGGTCATTTTAACCGAGATACCATGATTGAGGTTGATATGAAGAGCAAAAAGGTATTAGTAAACCAAAATTTAAGAATGGCTATCTTAACATTAGATAGCTTTTTTCATGATCTCTTGCCAGGAAATAACCTCTACACATTAGACAGTGGTAATTGTCAGGTAGAAGTAACATATTTTGATAAATTTATTTAGATGGGGAGATTCGAGATGGCGCATATATATATATTCGATAAGGATGATAACTTTTTAAAAATTTTGTCTGAAGACGAATTCAATAATGATGAACACAAAAGACAGTTAAATGGTAGTTGGACATTTAGGTTTGAAGTTAGCATTGGTTATGCAAATGATTTATTGAAGGGGCATAAGATAGGTTTCTATGATCGAGAAAATGAATTTCGATTATTTACGATTGCTGAAGTACCTGAAGCAACCTATCATGAGGATATCTTGGATGTCTATTGCACCAATGACTATTTTGATTTAGTTGATGGAATTGTCGAAGATAAGCGGATAAGAGAAGGGAGCGCCCGTGAAGCTCTAGCTAAAGTATTAGATGGAACGAAGTTCGAAATTGGAGAGGTAGCAGACTTAGGTCTTCGAACTATTAATTTCTATGATATCTCTAGAATGGAAGCTTTGCAAAATATCGTTAAAACATATGGTGGAGAGATAGATTATCGCATTGAACTTAACAATTCTAAGACAGGGATTGCACGAAGAATTATTGATTTGAAGGCAAGATTAGGAAGCGACACAGGTCTAAGATATACATTTGATTCTAACCTTAAAGCAGTCAAACGCACGGATGTATCAGAAGGTCATTTTACGGTATTATATGGACGCGGAAAAGGAATTGAATCAGGAGATGGATATTCAAATAAAATAAAATTCACTGATATAGAATGGAATACGCCTCTAAATCCAATCGACAAACCTTTAGGGCAAAGTTATATAGAAGATGAAGAAGCGATTGCTAAATGGGGAAGAATCGAAGGTATTTATGAAAATTCAGATATCGAAGACCCTGAAGAATTGCTACAAGAAACCTATAAAGTTTTGCAGCAAGTAAAAATACCCACTCTAAGTTATGAGGTCAGTGCTGAAGATTTATCTAACCATAACGGCTATGAACACTTCAAGACCACAATAGGAGATAGCGTGATCTTACTAGATGAAGATTATAATCTTAATTTAGAAAGTCGCATTGTAGAAATAACAGAATCTATTAAAAGTGTTGAAGCAGAACAAAGTTTAATTTTAGGCTATATCCAACCTTCATTTACTGATTCGTCAGGTAATTCTCAAATAACAGCTCCATCTTTTATTGAAAGCGGCACTGGCGATATCGAGGTCGATGATACCAACTTTCCTAATACACTACCTCAAACACCAATTTTAAAAGCAAAAGGTTTGTTTTCAAGTGTTATGTTGGAATGGACATTTGAAAGTAAAACTTACTATAACTATGAGATTTACGCATCAGAGATTCAGCATTTTAATCCAGATTCAAGTAACTTAATTTTTAGAGGAAAAGCAAGTTCCTTGTTACATGAAGTTAAACCGTCTGAAACTTGGTATTATCGTGCTAGAGCAATTAATACACATGGAGAAGTCACTGAAATGAGTGATGAAGTATCTGCAACTGCTTTTAAGATTAGCGATGCGACAGAATACTTTGAGGATGTAGCAATTAAAGAGGCATTGATTGATACATTATCTTTAGATCGAGGTTGGTTTGGTCAACTTAAAGGTCAATTTATGGATGTTAAAAATCTAGTAGTTACAGATGGAAACAATATTAGAACGATGTATGTTGATGATTTTGGACGTGTTCATATGAATGTTTCAGAATTAAAAATCAACTCTAAAGATGTGTTAAATCAAGAGCAAACCGAAACTATCATTGAGACTAAAGCTGGAGAGATATCGCTTGAAGTTGCTAAAAAAGAGATTGACATAGCAAGAGGTGAAATTACTGACAAGATCGCACAGATAAATATCGATGTTGATA